TGAACAAGCTGCATTGCGCAGAAAATTCAATAACTTCCCCTCTTTTGTTTTGACATGTTTGGATTTAGTTACTTTCCTCTGTGAAAAAGGAATCCAAATTTATAAGACAGGAGATATTAACTGCATATTTCACTCTAGTTCGACATATGAAAAATTTTTCAATGACGCGAAACTGCTTGAAATGCAGAGTAAATATTTGAGTAATCCAGAAGCTCTTGATTTCACTGAACATGATTTCTTTGATCGTTTGGATTCCACTATCGAAACTGGTCTTAATATTTCTAAATTTGCTAAAGATATTGGAAGAGCTCAACATGCCATGGTTAATCAGATTTTATCATCTTTACAAATGATTCGTAGCGATTGTTTGACTTTTGCTAAAGCAGCTGAGATGAGAAAAACTCCTTTAGGTCTATTAACGTATGGTGATTCGGGAATAGGAAAGAGTTCTTTTTTGGAAATTTTATATTGTTATTATGCTTTAGTTGCAAATCTACCCAATGATGACAAATTTCGTTATACTAGAAATGGAGCCGCTAAATATTGGGACAATTTTAAAACCTATATGTGGTGTATTGTATTTGATGACGTCTCCTGTTATCATCCTGCAAAAGTTCAAGGAATTGATCCTACTATTGAAGAGATGATTCAGGTGATAAATCCTACTCCTTTTGTACCTGATCAAGCTGCTCTTGAAGCTAAAGGAAAAACTCCTGTTCGTGCCAATCTTGTTCTTGGCTCGACTAATGTTAAATCTTTAAATGCGAATATGTATTACGCTCACGCTCCTGCGGTTCAAAGACGTATGCCTTGGGTCATTACACTTAAGGTGAAGAAACAATATGCTATGGAAGATGGTCGATTAGATTCATCCAAAGTTCCTCCCTCTTGTGGTGGATATCCTGATTTGTGGGACATTACTGTTGAGGAGGTTAAAACTCTCCCTGTTCGACGTGGAATTTCTGACAATGCTCCTTATGTACCTGTAAATTTTGAGGGACAAACTTTATCTAATGTTGACATGGGAACATTTCTTCAATGGTATCGTCAAATTATTATCAAACACTCGGAGAATCAAGAGACAATGACTAGTGCTGTTGAAGAAATCCGCACTTCTACTTTGTGTAAATGTTGTAATTTGCCATCGAATTTGTGTTTGAAAGTGCAAGCTTCAACCATGATGGATTCTTTTCAACAGAGTTCTTACCTTCTTTGTTGTTGGCTCTTGATATCGTATCTTCTTTTACATATAGGATTTTTTATTTCAAAACTATGTACTTATCATTTTATTTGGAAGTATTTAAATTATATTTTATGCTATTTTAATTCCCTCAAAGGTTTTCTTTCCTTTGAGACTAGAAATTGGAAACCAACGCGTGAAAATTTTAGAAGATTGGGCCATACGGTTCAAACACGCATAGGTCATCCATATATATTTTTGGCTGTAGGTGTGTTTGTAACACTTTCTGCAACCGTATATAAGTTATCCACTCGAGTTTTGAAGGTTCAAGGAGATAATTTCTCAAAACCTAAAAAACATGATAAAGAGCGAGAAAATGTGTGGTATAATTATGGGGAATTTTGTAATTTCTCTATTCCTACACATAGTAAATGTGCTAGTACCACTGATGTCGTTTCCCTCACTCTTAAGAATACATTTAAGATTTTCTCCCAAAAGATAGATGCTACTGCTGATGATCTTGAGGGT